TCCGGATATTGCGCAAGTTCCCGATAAGGCCAGCCGCGTCATTGCCGAGAGACCCTATACTGCTTGACAGGCCAAGCTGTACGCCTTCCTGTTGAAGTTTCAGCTCATCAATCGCCAGCGTGAGCTGCTTGACCGTGGCCGTGACGAGCGGCAGCAGGTTCTGGCCGAACGAAACCTGCAACTCTTCCCATGCGTTGGTGAACCGCTGCAGGTTCTGCGCCGCCGTTGGCATCCCCGCCGAGCCCTCCGTCAGCTCGTTCAGCCCCTTGGTGAACGCGGGGAAGAACTTGTTGGCCGACAGCTGACCGGTCTCCACCAGCTTGATCAGCTCCTTGGTGCTCAGCCCCAGGCCGCGGGCGGTGGCGGACAGGGCGATCGGCAGGCGTTCCCCGAGCTGCTGACGGAGCTCCTCCATGCTGACGGTGCCTTTCGAGGCGATCTGCTGCAGCGCCAGGAACGCGCCGTTCACCTCATCGTTCGACAGGCCCAGTGCCATCCCCGCCCGTGAGACGGACTTGAACAGCTCCTGCTGCTGATCGAGTGGCACGTTCGCCGCGGTGGCGGCAGCCGTGAACCGCCCATAGCTGCCCACCAGGTCGCGGAACGACAGGCCTAGCTCATCACTCACCCCCCGCACAAACCCCAGCGCCGCGCCGGCACCCTGGGCGCCGAGGGTGTTGGTGAGCCGGCGGGTTGCGGTCTCCAGCTGGATCGCCTGCTGAATCGAGCTGCGGAAGAACTGCGTCACCGTCAGCCCGACGCCGGCCACCCCCAGCGCACCCAGCGCACCCTGCACCAGGCCGACCCCCCGGGCCGCCAGACCGCCAGCATCCCCGGCCTTTCGCAGCTCCCGTTCAACGCCCCGGATCTCTCGTTGCAGCTCGCGGAACCGGCGGGAGCCGATCGCTACCTCGCCGATCTGATTGTTGAGCTCCGCCAGCCGAGAGCGGAGCGCCACCACGCTGCTGGGATCAGCGTTGATCAGCAGGCGGCGGCGGTTCAGTGAGTCGAGCTGCCCCTGTACCTCCAGGATGCGGCGCTGGATGACCTCCACCCCCTCGCCGCTGGTGGTGCGCGACTGAATCCGCTGCAGCCGGCTCAGCTCCTGGCTCAGTCCCTGAGCGGTGCCGAGGTTGGGGCGGAATGCTCTGGCGGCCTGCGCCGCACGGCCGAGGGCCTGCTCGACGCCCCGGATCTCCCGCTGCAGCTGCTTGAAGCGCTCGCCGCCGATGGCCACGCGGTTCAGTTCGCCGTTCAGCTCATCAAGCCGGGAGCTGAGGGCCAGCACGCTGTTGGGATCGGCATTCAGGATGATGCGGCGGCGGTTGATGCCTTCGATCAGCTGGCTGATCTCTCTGATCCTGACGCCCGCCTTCTCGAATGCGGTGCTGTCCACTGCCACACGGGTCTGCCGGCGCTCCAGGCGGGCCAGCTCCTGCTGCAGTGCTGCGAGGCTTCTGTTGCTGAACCCCCGGACCCCCTCGTCGATTCCCTTCCCGATCGCCTGGCCCGACTGCTGTGCCCGGCGGTCCAGCTGGTCGAATCCCCGGAGCAGGTCCTGGAAGTCGCCCCCGACCCGGAACTCGTATGCGCTCATAGCACCTCCGCATAGGTCGGGTTCGACCAGGTGACGACCGTCTGATCCATCACGCCGATCCCGCTACCGGGTGCGTCACCCTGCTGTGAGGCGGTGGCCCCGGGCAGCAGCAGCAGCACCCGCTGCGTCAGGGCCTGCAGGGTGGCTGCAGCGCCCCAGCCCACCAGGTAGATGCGCCAGGTCGGGTTCGGCGAGACGCCATCCTGCATGGTCTGCGGGGCGAACCCAGGCACCCGGGTGATGGCCACCTCGATCCCGTTGCTGACGGTGCCCTCCGGCAGCTTCTCGTTGGCTGCGAACGCCCCGATTGCCGCCCGGACGGTGCCGTTGGGCAGGGTGTAGGTGCCCAGACCGGCGCTGATCACCGGATCAGCCGCCAGCAGGTCGTAGATCGCTTCAGCGGTGGCGGGGAGGGGCATGCCTCAGCTTTCCGCCCCACCCCCGGCAAACTTCCCCAACCGCCGCGAGGCCATGCCTGAGGAACTCCCGCTGCATGAGCAGCTCCGCAACCACCAGTGGCGGCAGATGATCGAGACGGCTGGCCCCGGCGACACCGACAACCTCAAGCGCATCGCCCTGGCGATCCTCGACTACTCCGTCACATCCCGCCTGTTCGCCCTGCAGGCTGCCGCCGCTGGGCTGCCCAGGCAGCAGAAAGCCCCGACCGCCTGAGCAGCCGGGGCCCTGCCTACCCGGTGATCACTTCTCGATCTGGTAGGGGCCGTAGCCGGCGATCGAGCTGTTGTACTTGATCACCGAGCCGGCCTCGCTGGGCTCCTCAAACGAGGGGAAGCGCCCGTAGCCGTAGCAGACCTGGTTCACGCCCTGGGGGCCAGAGCGGGCGTATTTGAGCATCAGGCCCTGGTCCACCTTGTGCTTGGAGCCGAACCGCATCAGCCAGTAGGCCGCGTCGCTGAAGTTGGTCTGACCGGCAACGCTCCAGCTCACGCTCTGGCTGGTGGAGGCCGACTTGTCGAAGCCGGCGGCCTCATCGTCGTAGACCACCAGGCTGTCGGTGTTCTCGCCCTCGTTCGGGCTGCAGTTCTGCAGGCCCAGCAGGCGTACCGGGGCGTCGGTCCCGTCGAGCTTCAGCGCGCCCGACATGGCGGTGCCGGCGGTGACAGCGGCGCTGGTGATGCTGCCGGCGTGCGCGAACGTGAGGGTGAACGGCGTTGAGGTTGTCACCGCCGTCACGGTCTTCACGCCGTTCAGCGGGGCAGCGGTGCCGGTGAGGCCCTCCACCACGATCACCGAGCTGTTGGCGATGCCGTGGGCCGCCGCGAAGGTCAGCGTCGCGGTGCCGGTGGCTGCCTCCACGTTGGTGATGGCCTTGGGCACACCGGAGAACAGCTTGAAGTCGGTGCCGGTGCCGTACTGCACCACCCGGTTGGTGTTGGGCATCAGGGTGGTGTTGTCGATGAACTTGCTTGCACCCAGACCGCTCTGCGGCACCAGGGTGGCAAGGTCAACCACGTCCTTTTTGATCACCTGGAAGAACAGCTTGAAGCCAAAGCCAAGGTGATAATTCTCGACAGCCATGGAATGCAGGAAGATCCGTCATTCCCAGCAGGCCCGGAGCGGGTAAGCCGCCCCCACGGCTTAGGAAACCTTGGGGCATCCCCACCAGATCCGGCCTGTGCCCTGCTATCCCCGCGGTGTCTGCCACGTGCCGCAGAACAAGCGCAAGCCGTGGCAGGCCCGCGTCTGGTATCGCGGCCGGTACTGGAGCCTGGGCTACTTCGACAGCGTGATCGCCGCAGAGATCAGGGTGAATCGGGTGTATCGGGAGATTCAGCAATGGTCAGCTGAGCAGCTGCCGCCGCCCACACTGCACTCGAGGATTCGTCGGTGGGAACAACAAAACGCCCCACCACCAGCGGATCCCCCGGCCAGCGAAACTCCCGCACCTGACCCGATGCCGTGTCCTCTGCCACCAGGAAACCCCGCCAGCCGGTAGCGGTGGGGCTGGGCGCCAGCAGGATGGCATCGTCAGCGACCAGGGCCAGCCGTACCGGCGGCGGATGATCGCGGCCGACGGGCTCCAGTACATCGAAGAACGCCATGGCGAACGGCGGGAACCGCTCAACGTCGAGCAGCGCGAGCATGGCGGCACCGGCGGCCGGCGGCGGGCCCTGGCTGGCCTGCTGCTGGCGGAACAGATACAGGTCGTCCAGTGACGGGATCTGCCCGGCGTTGGTGGCGTTGACGGCCACCAGGCGTTGATGGAGGAAGGCGATCGGCTGCTCCTGGAGGTGCAGCAGGTTCAGCCGGTCCTCTTCGCCCCGGCGGATCGCTTCGAAGGTGTAGTCGATCGGCGTGAACGCGAACCGCTCGGGGCTGAAGGCAGGGTCGGCGGGCCAGAGGGTGCGGGCTCGCCAGAAGATGTCGGCCCAGTCGATGCCTCCACCGTCACCTCCATCGGCGGGGGCGGCTCCGCGGCGGGCGGCGGCGCGAGCTTTCCCAGGTCGGCGATCATCCCCTCCACGATCTCCTCGGTGCTGCGCTGCGGGATGCCGTGGTCGCGCTCATCATCAAGGAAGGTGGCGAGCGCCGCGATGATCGGCTGCGGCAGCTGGGCCTCGGTGTCGGCATCGCACCAGCCGCTCTGGCCTGCGACGCGGAAGCGGACGGCAGCGGTGGCCTTGCGGATCTGCTGTTCCTGCAGCTCAGCGGTGAGGCTGCATTCAGCGGCGGCGATCAGGCGGCCATGGCGGAGCATGGCCCGGCGCTCAGCAGCGGTGAGCGTCGCGGTGCCCGGCAGCATCCGGGAAGTGAGGATGCGCACGGCAGAGGATTCGGCCTGAACGTCCTCGAAGCCGTCACCGATCAGCGCATCAGCCAGCAGGCCCGCTTCAGCGTTGAAGGCGTGCTGGTACCGGTGGGCGGCGATGTGGATCACCTCCCCGGCCAGCAGGGCGCCGCGGATCGGTAGCTCGATGGTCACCGGCTGATCGCCGACCGTCGTCTCGATGACACGGGTCTGCGGATCGCCCTGGGCGAAGGGGAACGGCGGCATGGTGCCGGAGGTGGTGGGGGTGCCTCAGGTTTCCGGCTGTCAGCGGTGGGCCCGCATGTACCCCAACCATCAGCCGCCGCGACGGTCTCCCCCCGCGCGAACGCCTCGATCACCCAGCTACCGG